TGTGATACCTCCGGCGGGTTGTGGGTTGTTAGTCTGGGGTTTAGTTCCACTCTTTAGTGAGGCCAGCGTCGGAGAGTAGGCCTCCGAGCACTTCTGTGAGGTCCGGGGTGACTTGGACGATCTCAAACCCCATATCTTTTGCTATGCGTAGAGTCCGGTGTGTTAGGGTTTTGGTGCCCGCGATATCAGCGAGGGCTTGCGCCTGTTCGTTGGCGGGGTAGATCTTGGTCTCTCCGTAGACGTTTTTCGGGGTGACGCTGATGACCTTGTTCATGTGATACCTCCTGCTGTCAATCATAGTCGGTTTGGGCGGGAAGTTCAAGGCTAAATCGGTGCATCTTCACCCTATATTTACCCTATTTTGGCCTGATCTTCGGGCCATGTGGGGCGTGCGGATCGTCGGGGTGCTCCCTGGGATCGGGTGCGATCGGAGGCCGGGCGTGGTAGAATTCGGCGCAAGCGGGCGCGTCATGCGCTGGCTGAGCCGGGAACAAGCGGCCAACAACGAGGCCGCCGATGCACTAAGTCGGGCGCCTTCGGGCGTTCGCGCTCCATCCCTAGCGGTCGGGGGTTGTTGGATGGCGGCCTGGCTCCTCTAATGGCCGCCCTGCGTCCGGCGCAGGGGTATCCTGGAAGGGGTGATCAACATGGTCGGAGCTAGCGCGGCGCTACCTGGCAGGCAAGGCGGGCGGAGCATGGCTGCTCGACGGGCTCGGGATGGTGGACATAGTGAGGTCTCGGGCGTGGATTCCGACAGCGGGAAAAGCACGGCGGAAACGGTCGATGTCGGGGGCGTTCGGTACGCCGTCGATACAGTCGGGCTGCGGTCTACCTGGGACCGCCAATCTCGGTTCCTGGCGGAGTATGCGAAATGTCGAACGAAGGCCACTGCCAGCAAGGCGGCCGGCGTCAACCGGGACACCGTCCACAGCTGGGAGGTCGCTGACAAGCTGGGGTTCCGGCATAGGCTGGCCGCCTCGGACGAACTGTTCACGGATTCCCTTGAAGACTTCGCCCATTACATAGCCCGCCAATTAGGCCCTAAGAACTCTCCATTATTGCTCATTACCTTGCTAAATCGTCACCTACCGCATCTGTACAGACCGAATGTATTGCCTACCGATGAGAAGTCCAAAGAGGTACTGAAGGAGATAAGGCAGTTGGTAGGGGAGGAGAAGGATACGCCAGGAGGAAGAGTAGGTAAGGTGGTAGGCAGCGCAGGAGTGGATGGGGCAAAGAGTACGTGAGGGATGGTAGTAAGAGTGGATGGTGGTAGTAGAGTAGGTTGGTAGTAAGAGGGGGTATGGCTTAAGAGTAGGTAGGTAGTGGAGGAAGGCCACCCCCATAGATTTTATTTCTCTAAAGGGGTTCTTCGGCTATGGTAGTGGATAGGCTTAGTGGCATAAGGGAGTTTTGCTCTGAGGTTGAGGGGGGTGATGAGTCGGGGATTCTGTTAGCGGACGGGCTTGAGGGTGCTTTTATTGGTATAGGCAGGCAATACCACAACCCGCCCGTGGCTATATATGACTACGGCAGGTGCATTGAGATCCTTGCGGAGGGGTTTCGTGGTGGGGATAGTGAGGGGGATGTTTACGAGGAGGCGGAGGAGTGGATGAGTTTCAATGTTACTGGTGCGTGGGTAGGTGAGAGGACGCCTATTTTCATGATGGCATATCCTGGGGGACGTGAAGATTTGCTGCGTACTATGGTCGCGGTATCCTCGCCTCGAAAGCGGGTCAAGCGTGGTTGAGGTGGTGAGGGCTGATAGTGAGCGTTTGTTTGCTATTCTCGGGCATGAGGCGTATTCAGAGCAGGCGATGATATTGAATGATCCTTCGAGGTTCATTCTTGTTACTGGTGGTCAGCAGGGAGGGAAGTCGTGGACGGCGCGGTTGAAGTTCCAGCAGGAGCTTGCGAGGGACCTTGGGAGGCATCCTGGGTTTGGGGATGGTGAGGGTCCGCCGTTATTGTATTGGTTGATAGCGCCGGCGTATGGGGAGGCGGAGAAGGAGTATGGGTATATTGTTGAGGATTTAGAGACTTTGTCTTTGCCGGTTAAGGTTAGGGACCTTCTTGCGCCTGGGCTTATAGAGGTTAAGTATCCTAACGAGTCTAAGGCGAGGATCAGGGTTGAGGTCAAGTCTGCGACGGATATAAGGAAGTTGTCTAAGGATTCGCCTCACGGGATCATTATATGTGAGCCTGGGCAGGTTGGTCCGGAGGTTTATGAGAGGGCTCAGGGTCGGTTGAGTGGGCGTAGTGGGTGGCTTTTCATGCCTGGGACGCTTGAGAACTCGATCGGGTGGTTTCCGCAGCTTGCGGACCAGTGGTCTAGTGGGTTTGACTCTCGTCGGAGCTTTATGTTGCCGACGTGGGCGAACAGGGAGTTGTATCCAGGGGGGAGGAGTGATCCTAAGGTTCTTGAGATAGAGAGGAACTCGTCTGAGGAGTATTTCAAGCAGAGGTTTGGTGGGGAGAGGGTGACTCCCAGGGGGCTTGTTTTCAAGGAGGCGAAGCCTGACGAGCACATTTCTGCGGTTGAGTATCGTCCGGAGGAGGACGTTTATCTTACGGAGGACCCTGGGTATGGGTCTGAGAGCGCTCATGCGCTTTATGCGTGTCACAAGATTGGGTCTAGGATAGAGGTTTTCGACGAGATATATGAGAGGGGAAGGACTACCGAGGAGATCATCCATATTGCGATGGGTAGGCCGTGGTGGCAGAGTGCAACGGAGTCGCAGAACCTTGTTTCGGACCCTCATTATAAGGATCAGCATCATTCCACTACGTCTGTGGCGGAGATATGGCTCAGGGAGACGGGGCTGGTCGCCAGGCCGGACTACAGGATACCTATTTTGCCTGGTACGGAGCGTATGAGGGTGGCTTTGAAGCGAGATCCGCTTACTAATAAGCCTAATCTGATAATTTCGCCCCGTTGCCAGGGGCTTTTGAGTGAGTTTGGGCTTGCGGCGAACCCTTTGACAGGGCTTTTGCAGCCATACAGGTGGAAAACAGACCGGGACGGCAACGTGTATGGGGAAAAGCCTGATGACAGGTTCAATCACGGTATAAAGGCTCTGATTTATCTTTTGGTGACTGTTTTCGGATATGCTAGATCTCAGCAGCGTGATACTATTCCCGTGATACGGCGTAGGGACAGGGTCCAGGGCGGCTCAGTGAGGCGGGTCAGGTTTGGCTAAGCGCACACGAGCGGAAATTCTAAGGCTCATAGACGATAATCGACCCTCTCCGTCTCTTGTGAAGAGGTATGAGGACGATTATGCGCTCTATCATCTTGATGAGTACGATGCCGGGGAAGGGTATCAGTCCTATACTTCCTCTGCTCCGAAGGTGTTTGCCGACAAGATCATCTCTTTTATAGTCAAATCTTCGACTATTTTGAGGGTGCCCCGCAGGCAGGCGAACGTCCATGCGAGGTCTGCCGAGGGTGAGAACGGCGATGTAGACGCTGCGCGGAAGGTAGACGAGACCAAGGAGCGCTTTGCGATAGGCGTTCTCAGGGCGGTTGACGAGTGCCTTATGCGTACCGGGGTGCCTCCCGTGAAGGATCAGTGGGGGTTTTACGCTACCGTCAGGGGAGGCCCTGTGATGGGCAGGGCATTGCTCGTAAAGCGGGTGAAGCAGGTGGAGGACTCTGACGAAGAAGAGACAGAGACCTTTCCCGAGATACTGCCCTGGGACCCTCTTCACGTCTCCTATCAGCGTGGTTACGACGGTCTTTTGTGGGCAGCCTACACCACGGAGATGACCAGGGCGGAGATCAAGTCCGAGTACGGCGTGACGATACCTTCCGATTCGCAGTCGGACGGGGAGCCCGTGTCCGTGCATCACTTCTACGATGCCGAGGACAGCTTTACGCTTACCGAGGACAAGTGGCTCAAGAGGCGCACCCGTCACGGCAGCCCAAGAGTTCCTGTCGTATTCGCGAGTGTGGGTGCTCAGCCCATTGTGCGCTCGAATGCAGGGCGATCGGACGATTCTGAGAACAACGAGTCGGTCTTCAAGTCAATGAGGGCCACCAACGACAAGAACAACTTCATACACTCGATCCTTCTGGAGCTTGCCGGCCGCATGCGCGAGCCAAGCTGGAAGGTCTTCTCGGCGGACGGGACCAAGACGCTGGACGAAGACCCCTCGAAGAGCGGGTCGGAGCTTTCCCTTGCGAGGGACCGTGAAGATGTGCAGCAGCTACAGCCGGTGGAGTCCACGAGGGACGTTGCCGCCGTGCTGGGCCTTATCTCCGGAGAGCAGCAGAGGGCGACATTGCCGAACTCTCTCTATGGAGAGCTGCCGTTCCAGCTCTCGGGATTTGCCATAGGGCAGCTCAGGCAAGGGGCGGAGACCCCCTTAGATCCCGCTCTTAACGCGGTTACCGAGGCCCTAAGGCAGTCCGTGAACCTTCTTACTGACCAGTACATGACCGATCAGTACGATACATTGAACCTTTCGGGCGAAGACCGGATGAGGCATTACTTCTCAGAGGAGATCACGCCCCAGATGCTTCGCAAGGGCGGGGACTACCAGATAAAGCTGTCCCCGCAGCTGCCTCGCGACGATCCTGCGAAGTACGCAATGGCCCAGATGGCGAAGGAGCTCCAGCTTCCTCAGGACTTCATATGGGACGAGATACTGGAGATCCAAGACACCGACAACTTCATGGACCGGATAATGCTGGACATAGGGATGCGCGGCATGCCAGAGGCCGGCATGTGGGAGATATCCCAGGCTATGCTCAGGCAGGGGCGCCCCGACCTGGCCCAGATGTACTTCATGCAGTTCATGATCGCCATGCAGCAAAAGCTGATGCAGGCCCAGATGAGCGGCATGGGACCGGGAGGACCGGGAGGGCCGGGAGTCCCCGGCGGGCCGCCGGGAGGGCCGGGAG